GCCCTGCTCGATCAGTGCCTGGGCCGTGCCCACCGGCATGCTGTTCGATGCGTCCGCGATCTTCTCTTCGGCGGTCGTCACCACACCTTTGGCAGCGTCGGTCAGGAAGCCGACCAGCTTGAAGAGCACTTCCGAGGGCGGGTTGAACGGCATCGGCATCGCGATCTTGCGGATGTCGTCGACGCCCGGTGCGCCCTCGATTTCGGTGATCTGCGTTACCTCTACGTTCTGGCTCTGCCCGGAGATTTTCGCTCCTTTGAGCTTGAGCATCGTAGCTGCGTTGTTAATGTGCGCCGTATCCAGCAGAGCACGCAGACCACCAGTAATAGCAGCAGAAAGACCGCCAATGAGGTGCGGGAGTCCGATAGCATAAGCGCCCCGCCATGGGATGAATTTGAACTCGACGATCCAGTCGAGTTTGGTCATCGTCGCGTCGCCCTCTTCCCAGTTGCGGTACAGGCCCACGACCTCGGAGGTCAGCTCGTCGATCATCAGCACGTAGGGCGCGAGTTCGCCCTTGGAGTAGGAATCCTCTTCCTCCTCCAGCATCACGTAGACGTGGTAGACGCGGCGCTCGCCGTCGATGTTGTCCACCCACTGGCGACCCTCGATTTTGTTGTTCGCCTTCTCAGGTGCGGTCGGATCCGGCTCCATGGAGGCGCGAACAATGGAAATGTCGCGGTACAGGCCCGACGCGATGCGCGACTCGAACTCCTGCTGCGTGATGTCCTGCTGTTCGGTGGCTCGCTGCGCGGTGTAGAAGTTCGCGGCGGAGAAAGGCAGAATGATGTTGTCGATCGGCACGAACTCGGCGACCGGGCGCTTTTTGCGCTCGTCGTACCAGAGTTTTAGGTACTGCGACCCGCCCAGCGGCAGCTGCGTGAGCATCTGCTCCATCTCGTCGCGGAATTCCTCGACTTGGTGGGTCAGCTGCCAATTCATGAAGTCGCGTTTGCGCTCGGCCCGCTTCTCCTCTTCCTCGTCCACCTTGCCCACGATGTTGGTGCGCACGGGGCCATCGGGCGGGAACAGCTCTTTAATGGCACGGGACTCAAAATCGATGCAGGCCTCGGCCATGGCCGGATGCACCACCTTGGACGCACCCTGGAATTGTGCGCCACCGGGGGCATCGTTGCCCATGCCGGTGCGCTTGAGGCCCTCTTCGTACTGCTTGTCGCGCTCCTTGCGCGCCTCGCGGTCTTTCTCGATCAGCTCCAAGTACTTGAGCGCCATGTTCGACAGGCGGTACTCGGGGATCTCCTCGGCGAGGTTCGCGTAAAAATCCTGCGCCTCGTTCGGGCCTTTGAATTCGTCCATGCGGACGATAGCGGAGCCGTCCGGCTGCTCTTCGACCTCGGCGAACTCGTCTTCCAGATCGAACACGATGCCCTCGCTGTCCTCCGGACCCTCGGGCGCTTCAATCTGGGGTTGTGGGAATTCGGTTGCCATCGGCGATTATCCTTTTGGTGCCATATTGTACCACGGCTCAGGGTTCGAAACCATACTCGGAAACGTCGCGGGCAATGTTGCGCAGCGATTCGTACAATTCCGGGTCGGCGTTTTTGACCGAGCGCATCGATTCGCGCAACCGACTCGTGGGAGTGCCGAAGGCATTTTCCACACCGGTCAGCGCTTGCCAAGCTTCCCCCGGAGACACCTTGCGCTCGAACCCGGTGGCCGCACTGTAGGGGTCCATCAGATTCTGGTATGTGCGCTCGATATCCTCGGGTCCGACGTTCTTGAGCCCCGTCCCCAGCTCGCCCTCGACCATTTTCATGATACGCGGGAAGCTATAGCCCATCTTGATGCCCTCGGCCACGATCCCCGGGATCATCGCCTCGGTAGCGACGGTGAACGCAGGGGCGGCAGTCTTCGCCACCTCTTTGATCACCTCGGCGGGCTTCATCAGATCCGCGAAAGAGTGGGCGGGCATCGCGTGCTGCATCACCTGACCGGCGGCTGACTTCAACACTGTGCGGCGCGACACCGGGGTCTCGGCGACCTTCTGCACCACGTCGGTGACCTTGGCGCTACCCTTGCCCGGGTCGATGGTCACGGAGCGCTCCTCGACCTTCGGAGCGGCCTTCTCGGCACGGTTCAGTGCGGCACGCATCTCGTCCAGCGTCGGCTCGGCCTTGCTCACCAGCTCGCGGCCTGCCATCTCCTGCGAGGGCTTGAGGCCGAACAATGCACGCCGCCTGAGGTCCAGGCCGGTCTTGACCTTGCCCGCCTCGGCCTCCATCGGGGACAGCGCAGCGGCACCGGCTGCAGCGAGCTTGCCCAACTTGCCGTAGGGCGCGGCCATCAGCGCGACGTCCAGCATGTCCTGCGGGATAAATGCCGTCTTGTACAGCTCCTCGCCAATGTCGGATCGACCAGCGCGGCGGGGCCGCATCTGCGGGAAAACGCCGAACGCAGCGTCAGTGCTACCGCCGTCCTTGAATGCGGCCACAAGACCGCCCTGGGCCTTGCCAATATCGGGCGTTTTGGTGTCATAGGTGCCGCGATTGAACACCGATTTTACCTGCTCGGGGCTGAACGCACCCCATGTGGGGGTCTTGCCCTCCATTGCCCGCAGGCTGTCGTAACCTTTGCGCATTGCGGCTTCCCTGAATTCGGGCGAGTTAACGAAATGCCACACCTTGGTGAGCTTCTGGTCACTGTTCAGTGCGGCTGCATCCGCGATCACCTCGGGATACACGCCCATCTCTTCGCGCACGTACCGCTTGAACTCCTTGCTCGCTCGGTCGTTCATGTTGAACGGCAGCTCCAGAGGCTTCATCGCCTGCATGTGCATCGGGAAAATCGCACCTTGATCGCCGTAGTCCTCCCAATACTTGGAGGTGTACTTGTCGGCGAGCTTGGGGCTTTCCGAGAACCAGTGAATGCCGCTCTTGCCCGGTTGCGGGTGGGCGAACTGCTGGCTTTCGACGATCGCCTCGGGGATGTTGGTGCCGTGGTAGACCGGCTGCTTAACTGCACTCTTAGCGAGGAACTTGTCGAGATTCTTCTCGGCCTTGGCCCGGGGCAGCACGTCGGCCAGTGCACCGAGCGCTCTTTTCACCAGCCCACCTCCGGCGTACAGGTTCGGGTCGCCGATCAGTCGCCCACCGTCGGCCATGTCCGGCTGCGTGTGGTCATCGGTCACTGCACCGCCCAGCGCGTACTGCTGCGAGCCTTTGCGCATGGCCTCGGCCTCTTTCGGCGCTGGCACCCAGGGCGCACCGGGTGTCTGCGTCGGGCGTGCCCGCTCGGCGGCTGCATTCACGAGGCGCTCGAATTCCTCCGCGTCGCGAGCCTTTTGCGCCAGCTCGATGCCCAGCGCGTTGTTGTGCAGATCGATCGGGCGGTCGTAGCGGTACTGCGACATCCCGGCCAGTGCGCCCAGATGGCGAAACGGCGTCTCCTTGAATTCGTGTGCCCTGCCAATCAGGTCGGCGATGCCGGGACCCCAGGCCTTGGCGAGGTAGCCCGAGGCGAGCATGTGGCGGGCGGCGTCGCGCTGGTCGTCCTGCCCGATCTTGCCCGGGTACATCTCCTCGGCTGACCGCTCAGCGCGGGATTTGGCGGTGAACGGGTTCCAGACAGCACCGGAGTCGGCTTTAGGCGGCATAGGGGTTCACCTTCTTTTGGCGGTACTCGTCATCCACATACTCGGTGTCGGGTGCCACGGGGTCGATGTTGATAAAGCCCATGTCGCGCAGCAGGCGCAGGGCCTGGGACATGGTATCGGTCAGGTCGTCGTGCTCGGCCTCGGGGAAGCTGCATACCTGGGAAACGAGCGGCTCTGCCCAGTCGCGGGGCTGCCCCCGGTGCACGACGGATTCCGGGATGTAGACGCGGCCATGCGCGATGATGTTGGCCACCAGATGCAGGCGCTGGGTCTTGTCAGCTCGCCCCGGGTTGTAGGCGCGAACCGGCACTTGCGCCCGCTGCAGATCCTGGATGATCGAAATGCCCGAGGCCTTGTCCTCGACCAGCACGAGGTCCACCTTCTTGCCCGGTTCGCCGTAGATCGAGCCGTACTCGTCGATGATCTTGGGGCGCAGGTCCGGGTACGCG